GCAGCTATGCCGACCGCAGTGACAGCAGCTACCCTGCCGGTGATCCGGCAGGCATTGATCTGGCCGCCAGCACCGCCGCCCGCGCCCAGGATGAAAGCACCATCGCCGCAGATGACCTGTTAGCTAATGCTTTGGGGTATACACCGCCAACAACCGACACTAAGTACACACTGCCGACAGGTAATGCTTCGACTTTGGGCGGTGTGAAATTGAGCGATTCGACCAGTTCAGCGAGTTCGACCAATGGTGGTATTGCGGCAACACCGGCGGCGGTGAAGGCGGCCATCGCGGAAGCAAAACTTGCAGCCTGGCCGATTGGCAGCATTTACATGAGCGTAAGCAGTACAAGCCCAGCGTCTTTGTTTGGCGGTACCTGGGAAAGAATTTCTGACTGCTTTTTGCTTGGCGCTTCTAGTAGTTTTCCCGCAGGTGCTACTGGGGGTGAATTCACCCATAAGCTTAAACAAAGCGAGCTACCGAATTATTCGTTGTCTGTGACGAACGGAAGCAACGTAATACGCTCCAAAACCGGAAACACTGCGGATGCGTATGTTCAGACACAATCAAGCGGCTGGGGTATTCCGAACTGGGAATCCAAAACCGTAACAGTCGCCTCCGGCGGTTCCGGGGAAGCCCACAACAACATGCCGCCCTATCTGGCGGTTAATATGTGGAAGAGAACAAAATAAGGAGAATAAAGATGCGGCTGAAAAATGGAGAAGTATGTTTTAGGTGGCCCCTGGCCCAGCACATTATCACCGCCGGCTGGCTCTACAATGATGGCAGCCTGCACCGGGCACTGGATTTCCGCGCGGCGGTGGGCACGCCGGTATACGCCGCAGAGGGTGGCACGGTGGAGACGGCCTACCGCTGGAACGGCAAGCGTACCCAGGGGGATATCAACAGCTACGGCAACATGGTCAAGCTGCGCCATGCGGATTACCGCGGTGGCCGGCTGGAGACGCTGTACGCCCATCTGAGCAAACTCTGCGTGGCCCAGGGGGAGACGGTATACGAGGGCCAGCTGATCGGCTACAGCGGCGATACCGGCAACTGCTATGGAGCACACCCGCATTTTGAAGTGCGCTGGAAAGGCCAGCGCACCAACCCGCTGAACTGGCTGGACAACGATTTTAGCACGGCCAGCAGCGCGGTAAAATTGGGCAGCTACAGCAGCGTAAAAAACAACACAAAGGAAGTGAAGCGTATGTATTACGCAATCGATGTGTCGAAACACCAGGGCAGATTTGATTGGCAAGCCGCCTATAACAAGGGCATCCGCCATGCTATGCTGCGCGCCGGGTATGGCCGTTACAGCAGTCAGGTTGACCCGCAGTTTGAGCGCAACGCAGCGGAGTGTGCCCGCCTGGGCATCCAGTATGGCGTGTACTGGTACAGCTACGCCAGTACCCCCGCGGAAGCCCGCCAGGAGGCCCGCTGCTGCCTGGCCGCGATTAAGGGCAAGCATCTGTGCCTGCCGGTGGCGTATGATATCGAGTACGAGCCGTGCATCCTGCGCCTGACCAACGCGCAGCGCACGGCACTTGTACAGGCCTTTTTGTCGGAGATTGAGGCGGCTGGATACTACGGCATCCTGTATGCCAGCTGCGATTTTATCCGCAACCGGCTGGATTGCACCAAGCTGGGAAAATATGATATCTGGGTGGCCCAGTACGGCAGCGCCTGCACCTGCCCGCTGCCGTATGGCATCTGGCAGTATTCCAGCCGCAACGCGCTGGGCATCCCCGGCTACGGCACCAGCCTGGACTGCAACCGGGTCTATAAGGACTATGAGCAGCTGATGATCCAGGCGGGCCTGCAGGGCCACACCGCGCCCACACCGGAGGATACCACCCCCAACAAGCTGGACAAGCAGCGGATTACCATTGGCCGTATCTCCAGCGGCGACCGCGCAACCATCCGCGCCCTGTGCGATGGCCTGGGACTGGTAACGGCTGGCCTGTACCACGAATCCTGTGCGGATGGCAACCAGTGGATGCTGGACGTTGGGCCGGTATCCAGCGGCGACGCCTGGTACATCATGCGCAAGTGTGCAGAGCTGCAGCTGATCGACGCAGGGCTGTACAAGGCCGAATACGTGGAGGGGTGATTTGGTGGATGCTATTGTTGTTGCGCTGATTACTGGCGGGTTGAGCCTTATCGGCGTTATTATTACCAATCTTGCCGGGCAGCGGCGCACAGAGCAGAGGATGGCCACCGCGCAAGCCGTGACCGATACAAAAATTGAAGAGCTGACCCGTGAAGTCCGTGCCCACAATAATTTTGCCCAACGTGTACCGGTGCTAGAAGAACAAATCAAGGTTGCAAACCACCGCATCACCGATCTCGAGAACAAAACCGCTTGAACACGAATACATAGGAGGAAAAACTCATGGATTTTGCATCTTTTGGCATCGCATCCGTTGCCTGCATCACCGTTATCTGCTACCTTGCCGCAACGGCTGTCAAGCAGACCCCACTGGCAAATAAGTGGCTGCCGTCCATCTGTGGTGCCCTTGGCGGCCTGCTGGGCCTGGCCGCCATGTACATCAACGTGCCGGATTTCCCGGCCACTGATCCCCTGACCGCCCTGGCCGTGGGTATCGTCTCCGGCCTGGCTGCGACCGGCGCGGATCAGGTTATTAAGCAGATCGGCAAAGACAGCTGACCGGCAAGTTAAATAATCCATAATTAAAGCGGCGGGCTTTCCCTCTTTTCAGGGATTGCCCGCCGCTTATTTTTTTTTATTTTTGCTAGTCTTTTTGCTGGTCTTTTTGCGCATTGTACCACGTTAAAAACTCACCAAAGAGGCGCTGCTCTGCCTCTTTGCGGGCGGCAATGGCTTTATTTTTGTCGGCGCCGCAATACAGGTGGTACCGCTCCCCCTTAAAATAGATGTATGCGACATATTTTCCGTCTTTTCTGCACGACACACCGCGCACGCCTGTGGTGTTGTTCCGTTGGGCTTTGCTCGATGATATTCGGCTAACGTTGGTGCCGTCAACCTGCCCGAGCTTATCGGCAATGGGTTTGGTGGTCAGGTTGCGGTTTTTTATGCACCCGCAGCTGATCTGCTTGGAGTGGGCGATGGTACGGCTCGGCAGCTCCACGATTTTACCGCAGTTAAGGCAGCGGCAGCGGAAAACCCGGTTGCCGTCTTGCCTCTTCGCAGTCGGCTCGATAACGTACAGATAGCCAAATGTTTGCCCGGATAAATCCTTAAACGGCGGCATGGCTTAGCCCTCAAGGTAGGCACGTAGCGCAGCGCGTACAACTTCGCTGCGGTTGCCGCCGCCCGCAGTGACACGGGCGTCCAGCTTGTCCAGCAGCTCCTGCGGTAGCAGGACGTTGAGGCGGGCATCCTCTACCACCTCGCCAAACGCCGCCTCGTAGGTGTTGCCGTCAAGGTACTTCTCTGCCCACTCGCGGGCGGCGTCCTCGGTGATGGGGGTGATCTCCTCGCCCCAGCCCCAGTTGCCATCCTGTTTGGGGAAACCGTTGCCGTAGTTGTGTATAAAATACTTGCCCGCCTTGGTGCGGTATAAATCTTGTCCGCGATAGTAGATGTCATTGGGCAAGAAATTGTTTTCGTGAACACCGAGCCGCTGGGCGGTTTCGGTGTTGTAGCGGCTGCCGTTGATGATCTTTTTCATGGTGTGGCTCCTTTTTTATATTACATCTGCTTTGCGTCAAAAAGCGACGATACGGATACGATCTCAAAGGGGATTTCTTCGCGCTTGCCGGAGCTGGTCGGTGCGGTTATGGTCAGCGCCTGCAGCGCCTCGTCAATGGCTTGATCATAGTCGCCTGTCACGCGGATGGCGGGGACGAAGGCAAGGACCAGATCGATGTTGCCGTCCTTGGCTTTGTAGTCGGAGCGGATGCCGCCCGGCACAGCGTGGATGAAGTCGGGCAGGGAAACCGTCACGGCTTTGTGGTGCGGTATGCCTTTGGGTTCGTGACCTTCGTAGCTCCAGCCTTCCGGCAAGCGAAAGTTTCTGTAGGTGTCGTTCTGTACGGCGGTGAAATAGGCGTTTTCGGCGGGGGTGTAATTGCCGGTGCGGTGGGATGCCAAAGCGATGGTGATGATAATCTCGGTAGTCATAGTGTTTTCTCCTTTGTTTGTGTGGGGTGTTTCGTATCTCTTATGTTGTACTTATTATAGCGCAGATAATATTTAATGTCAATGTATATTTACAAAAAATATTATTTTATGTCAATAGGAGACTTTGCCGCCACCGCGGTCAAGCAGACCCCGCTGGCCAACAAATGGCTGCCGTCCATCTGCGGCGCCCTTGGCGGCCTGCTGGGCCTGGCCGCCATGTACATCAACGTGCCGGACTTTCCCGCCGCTGATCCCTTGACCGCCCTGGCCGTGGGCATTGTTTCCGGCCTTGCGGCTACCGGTGCGGATCAGGTTATTAAGCAGATCGGCAAAGGCAACTGACTGGCAAGTTACCGGCAAATTACCGGCAAATTAAATAATCCATAATAAAAGCGGCAGGCCTTCCCCTGAAAATAGAGGTAGCCCGCCGCTTATTTTGTTGTAATGGGTCTCTAATGATGTTCTATTTGTTCACAAATTAGACTTAATTTATTTCTATTTCAGGCCCGGAAACGGACAAAACAAAACGAACACATTACCTATCATCGTGATAAAAGTAGTGTGTTCGTCTTGATGGTTTATGGTGGAGCTGACGGGAGTCGAACCCGTGTCCGAAAAGAAAGCGGTTAGAGTATCTCCG